TATTAAATTATTTTTCATTATTATCCCTCACAACTTAAACAATCCACATCTTCTAACTTAACTCGTGGTATTTTTATATTAACATTCTCAACAGACCTAGCGGCATCTGATCTAAAATAATACAATGATTTTAATTTATTCATACCATACCAATGAACATCATTAACATACTGTAAGTAATCATCGTGTACTTCTTGTGAAGCAGTAGCTTTAGGCATGGTAAAAAATAGATTAACACTTTGACTTTGACATACGTACTGTTGTCTCATGTGTGCGTGTTCCACTAAGTATATCTGATTAATTTCTGGAGCAGTTTTAAATATTTCTTTCTCACTATCATCTAGAATATCTAAATGTTGTACTGAACCATTAGTACCTGATATATCTTTCCAAACCTTTTCCCTTTCTTCAACCTTTAAACCTTTCTTCTTTAAGAGTCTGTCTAAATATCTATTCCTAACTTGGTAAGAACCGGATAAAGTTTTATGCGTATATACGTTAGCACGATATGGTTCAATACTAGGGGAAGTACCACCACATATAATACTACTACTGGCATTAGGAGCAATAGCCAACAAATGAGCATTACGATGGCTGCTACCATGTATATCAGGAGCTTCCCCACGTTCTTCAGCAAGTCTCTTGGTAGCTTCAACAGCCCTCTCTTTGATGTACGAAAACATGACATGGTTAGTACTCGTTGACTGTAAGCCATTAAACGGAAGTGCTTTGCTTTGGAGAAAAGCATGAAAGCCCATCGTTCCAAGACCCACCGACCTCTCTCTATAAGCAGAATAAGCTGCTTTAGCCAACCCTTTTGTTTCTTCTCTATCTTTAACATAATTACTAAACCTCTTAAAATTTGCATTGTAACCACCTAATCCTGAAGTGTCTACAACGTGCTCTATAAAATGTTCTAACACATTATCAAGCATTGTTATTAAATCATCTATGAAATGTTTGTTCTTTTTCCATTTATCAAAGTATTCTAGATTTACACTAGACAAACAACACACAGCAGTACGTTCTTCATTAGTAGGTAAGACTATTTCAGAACATAAATTACTTTGTTTTATTTCCAATCCTAAATCTTTTTGCTGTTTAGGTAAAGATTCATTACACCTATCAATATTAATAAGATAGGGTTCACCTGTTTCTGCACGAGTATTTAAAAGTTGCCACCATAATTCTCTAGCACTAACTATTTTAACAGCTTCATTAGTTTTAGGATCAATCAATCTCCATTCTGCATCAGTACGCACAGCTTCTAAAAATTCATCAGTTATATTGACGGCATTATGGATGTTCAAGTTCTTTCTATTAATATCTCCACCTGACTCTTTACGCATATTAATAAACTCTTCTACTTCAGGATGGGATATATTAGTGTACGCTGCATAACTCCCTCGTCTAGTAGTACCTTGATTAAAGGCTAACATCTGACTATCTATCCAATGCATAAAAGGAATTGCACCTGTTGACCTAGAACCACGAGAGGTAGCTACACCATTGCTTCTAACATCTCCCCAATAGCCACCAATACCACCACCTCTACTGGCTAACCAAGAGTTCTCAGCATTGTGTTCATTTAATTTTTCTATTGAATCTCCTACATAGTTAAGGAAACAGCTAATAGGTAAGCCTCTTGTTGTGCCACCATTAGATAGTATAGGAGTACTGAACATAAACCAAAGGTTAGAACTATAATTGTATAATCGTTGAGCCAGAGGAAAATCAGTCTCTCCTTTATAAGTTGCACCAAATACTGATGCTCTTGCAAAAGCTTCTTGAGCATGAGTTTCTTCCTCCCAAAAATATCTTTCTCTTAGAGTATCTAAACTAAATTTATCTAGCTTAGATTCTTTATCATAATTAATTTCAACACCTAAATATTGTTTGTTACCTACTTTATCAATCAACATTTCCGATCTCCTTATCGTGTACGTGTAGTGCTATTATAGCATAATGTAATATTTTTAGCAAGTCACTTCTAGCATAACCATTCTTCAATCCATATCGTTTAGCATATTTAAAAATATTACCTAAACAAAAACCTAACCCATGTCCTGAATCTATGATAACATCTGTTGCTTGATATTGATTCTTAGCATAGTGTGCATCATAGGTAGTATCAATATACTGTTGAGCTTCTGATAAGTATTCATCTTCATCAAATTTGTATTTCATTGTTCTCCTCAATGTATCGTTGTGTCAGTAGGGGGTGCTAAAATTTCTCTATTTATATGCTTTATAAGAAGAGTTAATAATCTATCATAGGTTACATCCTCAACTTCTTCTATATCTGCACCTGTATATAGATAACCTCCTATAATAACTAACATAGTTTTTAAATCTGCATTTAATAATTCGTCTTCATCATCCATCATTGAGTAATTCATCGAGCTTAATTGTTCTAACATCTCTGCTCCTCTCCTTTTTTAAAATTTTTTTTATCTTTTTTATAAACCATTTAAAACTATATGCTGATAGTATTATTTTTCTATTTGCATATACATATCCTTGACTAGGTAAGTAATCTTCAAAGTTACTTTCATCTATCTTAGCAGCTTCTTTCTCACTTACCATAGTCCTTAACCAATCTAACAACATAAACTTAGCATGGTTTCTTATTTGTTTAGCTTTTCTACCATTCATTTTTTTGTTTTATCTTTCCTAGAATATTTAGTTTTATCCCTAAAAACTTTAGCCTTATTAAACTTACCAGCATGTTTTGCTACTGGATTTCTTTTAACAGGTCTACCATTCACTATCTAGTTATCTCCAATACATTAGGTTCTTTTTCAACCTTTGTTAAGTACATTAAACCTTTAGAATACTTAAACACTCTTAAACCTTTACCATCATTAGCATCATTATGACATTCATTCTTATGTCTGCAATAAAAACAACCACGAGGCAGCTTCATGTTACCTGCCTTCCCTTCAGGTATAGGAGTATAACATAACTTAGGAGGTTTGTCAAGCTTTAAAGCCTTCTTAACATCCCTTATTTTAGTTTTTATATTAGGCTTATCAAAGAAGCTAGGTCTATGTAAAGTTAATTCACCACTCTCCTTATTTAAAACTAGAAAGCCGCCTTCCTTAGTCTTCTCTGATGTTTCATACCCTGATAACTGAGTAAGATAACCAAAAGGATCATCATCTTTTAAAGTATCATTCTTGAACTTACGGAAAGCATAGCTAGAAGCAGTCTTTATATCAACAACCTCTCCATCTATTTTACAATCCATATGCCCATACACACCATTAACCTTAACTTCTTTCTGTTCATCCGTTACCTTATGACCAGCTAGTTTAACCAAAAATAACACAACCTCTTCTAAGATATGTCCATACAAAAACTTTATAAAAGTTTGAGGAAGGATAGCTTGAGTATCCTCTCCTTCAGATTTTAAATCATACCATAGTTGTCTTAATGGTCTACCTATGTTAGACATCCTTAAAGTTTCCTTGTCTCTAGGTCTAGGAGTAGACCAATGACGTAGTGCTTCTTTCATGGCATTGCCAAAGTTGTCTAGTACTTCTTCAGATACATCTAATGCCTCCCCTTCTCCTAATACAGAGAGGGTTTTATATATATCTTCTACAAGTGTATCTAATTTCTTTTTCATGTTCTATGCTCCACAAAAACTAACTTACGAGTCTCAGGATTAAACCTTAATAACTGAACTCCCATTCTAATTTGTTCTCTGGTACGACAATTCTTTTGTCTTCTTATACCTCTTTTATTATCTGTAGTATCTGTTTTAACATCTATCAATATAATGTTTCCTTCATTATCTCTAGCTATTAAATCAATAGCACCTGTACATCCTGAATTTTTGAATACTTCATACCCATTATCCCACAACCATGTCGTTGCGTAATGTTCTCCCATATCTCCTAATCTATTTTGTTCAATATGTTTCATTATTCTGTCCTTTCATTTTTTTTATTGTGAAAAATCCTTTGTGTTCAGGATACTTATAATTAAAATACCTAGCATAAAAAGCTATAAAATCATTTGATATTTTAAAATCATTCCCTGTTGTTTCTATTGCACACTCCCATCTTATTCTATTTATAATAAGCCAATGAGATAATTTTTTATGTCCTTTATCTAAAGCTTGTAAAGAAAACTTCTCAAATAATTTCCAAACATGAGGATTTTTTAAATGCCATTCCCACCATATTTTTTTCTTATCTTCGTAATCAATGCGTTTCACTCCAATTACCTCCAATTTTATATGCACCATCCAAAGGACAGCGTAGTTTATAATAGTTACCTGCTGTTTGTATACAGTCCACAGCAAGTTGACCAACATGAGCAGCTTGTGATTCTTTCACCTCTATCTGCCATTCATCATGGATATTAGCCACAAACCTAGCATCAAGTGTGTTTAATTTTACAAGAGAATCTAACATAGCTAATGCTCTCTTCATTAAGATTGCACCACCACCCTGTAATAAAGAATTAAGGGCAGAGTATTCACTCCTTACAAATATCTTTCTACCATCTAATCCTTTAAGGAATCCTTTCTTTGCTGATCTTCTAACCTTATCTCCAAGAGCTTTAAATGATGGTTTATTATCAAAGAAATGTTGTCTAAGTCTTTTACCATCTTGCAAACCTCCTCCAACCACGTTGCCAAGTTTCTTATCTCCTGCTCCGTATATGAGGGCATAGATGAATGTTTTTGCCTGATCTCTTGATTCAAGTCCTGCAAGTTTTTGATTAAAGGTGTGTATATCTCCGTTAATAATTTCATTTGTAAACTCCTTATCATTCATATAATGTGCTAACACTCTTAACTCAAGGGCACTAGCATCTATTCCAACTAATTTATAACCATCTTCTACAGTCCAGCATTGTCTGCACTCATCTCCATAAAGACTTTTAACATTAGGAACTTGTGCCATGTTAGGTTTTCTATGTGCCATCCTACCAGTTATAGTACCATTAGGTATTACCCACCCATGCACTCTATCATCTTCCTTAATAGCTTTAATCCAAGAATCAATTTGTGCTATGCGTTTTTGTAATAATAAATATTCTCCTATTAGTTTAGCTTCAGGTATTCCCTTTATACTAACTAATACATTTTCATCTACTATAGGATGTCCTGTAGGTGTAAATCTTCTAGGCTTCCATCCAAAATCCTGTAAGTATTCTCCTATTTGTTTACGAGAACCAAGATTAAACTCTTGTATTTTCTGTCTCATAAAAGGATCATAACATTCTGATTTAATAATTGAAGCATACTCTTCATCAGTTAATCCTCTCTTAGATAAAGTTCCATCTTTCTTTATATAAGGTGTAACTAATTTATCATCCACTAGCTTAGGTTTGAATACTTTATGAACTTCCTCTTCAGATGATTGCATCTTCTCCCTTAACTCAGCTAATAATAATTCAGCTTTCTTTGAATTAAATTTAAACCCATTCCATTCTTGTTGTCGAAGAGGTAAGGCTACTTGCTGTTCTAATTCAAAACTTTCTTTAGAAAATCCTTTACCTTCTTCTTGTAAAGTTTTGAATACAATAGTATTTAATTCTACATCACGTATACAATAGTCTAACATTTCCTGAGAATATTGTTTAAAAAATTCTTCAGGATTTTCTATTTTTGTTTTAAGAAATCCTAGTTTGTATCCCCATTTATCTAAACTATGTCCTCCTTCACGAGAAGGATTAAACAATCTGGAAGCAATCAAAGTATCTACTATTTTTTTACTCCCTATTTTAAAAGAAGTAAGCTTAGTTAAAATTGGTATATCAAATCCTATGATATTATGTCCAATTAAAGTTGAAGCATTATTTAAAAGCTCAACTCCTGCATCCAATTCCCAAGGTTTAAATGTAAATATTTCTTCTGAGTCAACATCTTGAGCAACAATACAATGAATAACATCTATATTATTCAAGCCTATATCATAGGCACTAATTGGTGTTGTCTCTATATCAAATAATAAGTTCATAATTAAAACTCCAATGCGGTAAACTCTACATCATCATCTTCAAAAGATGCCTTAGCTAATTCACTAAGTCTACCTGTTTCTCTATCATAAAGTAAATGGGTAGCCATCCCTACATCTCCTGTGTACCTAGATTTAAGTACACGCATACGAGTTGTATTAGACTCAGAAGGATCATCAGCCTGTTGATTTCTTTCTAATGCTATTACACAATCACTTAACTGAGCAATAGCTTGACTACCCCTGAGATGGCTCAGGCTTACCTCAATACCATTCTCATGTCCTTTGTTACCAATAGTCCTACGTAAGTGACAAACTAATACTAGTCCTGCTCCTGTTTCTTCTACTATACTTCTTAACCTAGTCATTATATTATCAATAGCCCTACGTTCATCTCCTTCTGAAACAGCAGAGACAAGCATATGTAAGTGATCTATAACTACCCACTTGCAATCACAAGCTATAATCATAAACCTTAACTTAGCAAATATCTCATCAATACTATTCGTACCAAAGTGAGCATGAACCCATACTCTATTTTTATTCTCGCCATCATACAGTATATC